TGCCGTTCTTATATGCGGCTCGAGTGTTAGGTTGAAACGTGTTAGCCTGCCTCGGCTTCTGTTTCTTCTTAGAGGTCTTGTACTCATCACGACCCCACTCATCATCGTACTCGTAGGACTCATTATGTTCCTTACGCTTTGCCATCGCACTTCTCTCTCTTATTCTTAGGTTACTTGATAACACGGAGGATTACCGTGTCTCCATTTATCCTGCCGTTCAGCAGAGATTCTTTCGAGTTGATCTCGGACAACAGCTTTCGAAGCTCGACCTTGCCTGCAGTCAGTACCTGACCCAGAACCTTCTCAGGCTTCCTCAGCGTCTTCGATATTGAGTCAGCCTCAGAGTAATTAGTCAGACTGCTTCCCTTGATTCCAAACCCTTTGGGATCGCTGCAGCGATAGACACCCAGCTTTCGCGTCTTGGTGTTATAGACCCAGACCTGAGTTGAGCCTAGGATATTGGTTGGCTCGACGGACTTGATCTTGAGTTTGTCGTCCGACTCTTTGTAGTTGAGCTTGCTAATAACTTTTGCAGCCGAGGGAGCCTTCTTGGCTCGCGGCTTGCGAACTGCCTTCTGATTAGACATCAGTCGCTCGGCGTCTTTGATGATGTTGGCAATGAAAGCAATAAGACTGCGAAGGCGAGTCTTGCTGTAGGTTGAGTATCCCTCAGCCAGTTCTTCGTCTTTGCCGAGCTCGGCAATCAGAGGTTCACGGACTCGCTCGCGGAAGTATTCAGAGATGGCTTTGGCATGAGTCGGTTTGACACCAGCAATCTGCATCCACTCATAGGGATTGAACTTGCCTTCATCACTCTTAGGTGCGATAACATAGTCGTCGATGGCACCTTCAAGTTCAGCAATGAAATAGTCGATGCGATTCTTGATGCCGTCTTCAATCTTGGATCGAGTGTCAGCTGCCGTTGGCGTCACAGCAGGGGTCAACTTCTTCACGTGCGCATTGAGCTCATCTTGCATACGCTGAATGGTTTTCAGGTTCTGCTCGGAAGGTTTGAACCCGCGAGCGATCATCCGTTTGGCAGATGCCAGAGACTTGAAAAATTGAGCAACGCCAATGTCGCAGTTCAAAATGTTAGCAGCCCACTTGTTGTCAGTGTGAACGTTGTACCAATTCAATGTATTCGCGATGACAAGATCAGGAGTAATGTCTTCAGAAGCCCAAGAAGGCTCATACTTCTTCTCGGCGATCATCTTGGCGCGAACGGCATCTTTGCGAGTAGTCTTGATCATAATATGCTCAGGGAGTTCAAGTCAATTAGAGTATGATACGCCCATAGAACTTGAAAGTAAAGTAAAATTTCAACTTAGCCCCAAAGGACCTGTTTTGCAGCCTGCAGATGCGCTGGAGCGAACTCGGTGAGCGAGTCCACGCGGAAAGACCGCCATGCACTCAGGTCAAGATCCCAGACAGAGATAGTGTTCTTCTCTACTTCATTGAGCATCATTCCCTTACCCTGATATTGTTCAGGAAGATAATGATCTATAAGAGTGCAGCGCATCGTTCGCTCGGAACCGTCTGCTTTTTTGAACTTAGCAATACAGACGCTGTTCTTAAGATCTTCAATCACTTCATTAAGGCTATACATTTTCCATTTCTCCTTTCGAAAAGATTTTTTCATATATGTTAACGAGCTTAGACCCCCAATCGGAAGTCTTAGCAATCAACCCCATCTCTCTGGATCGCATGCAGTTATTTACATACTGCAGAGGATCTCCCAGAATTGCATCAAACACAGAGATATTCAAGTCTTCATCCATGACGCATATTGTGTATTTGAACCCTAAAGACTTTTCTTGAAACTCTGCTGTTGGAGGAGCTTTAAGAAAATTCAATGACCACATATCTATCGAAGAATCGGTTTTCGTTTCTGTAATGCAAAATGTTATTGCATCATACTCGCCGTCGAGTTTGTCTGCTTCAATTCCGCCGTAGTGCATCAACTCATCTTTTGTCATTTTTCCTCCAAGCAACGAGATCTATTATAACCGCACTGTTGATGAAAATAAAGTTGTTTTTCTTGAAAGTTTCACTTTACTTATTACTGAAACTTCGGTATAATCATACTGTCGGTTTAAGGGTTATTAAAGCTATAGAGTGCAAGATAATACGCATCGACAATATCAGAAACAGGGTTGCCGATAGAAGATTTCTTGGGGGATATTGTTTTGTTAATGTCTGGGTTTCCTGCCGATAAAAAAGAAGCATACATGGCGTCTTTGTTTGAGTTGCCCTTTCCAGTAGCGAACTTCTTGAGAGCAGTAGGTGCTATGGTATTGAATATATATTCATTCTCCCAGAGCTTGTGTTTTAGCAACCCGCAGTTCTCTGCTAGATTAAACACTCTTCCTTTCGATCCAAACGAATAGTCTTCGAGGGTAATATGAAAGCTAAACTTCTCTGTCCGTTCCTTCAACAGCTGCAAGAAATAATTGCTTATGTTGTCGTGCCGTTCTTGCTCTACCAGATAGTCAGAATGTAAATCTCCCCTAACATTGGGAAATAACATTCCGCTTTTACGTTTTTCAGATGTGAGAAAAAAGAAAGAAGAACCCTCAAACGAAGGTTCTTCCATCAGGCACATACATGGCGATGTAAGAGAATAGTCGATTCCGACGTTAATCGTCTTCTTCAATGTTGAACTCTTTTATATAATCCTCTAATTCTTCGAACTCATCCTTTTCTAGAATTCTAACGTCCTCTAGCGGCTCAGAGCAGAACGGACACGTCTCTGGCATACCAGCTTCCTCCGTGTAATATATTTGAAAATCTACTGCATCACAGGAGTCGCATGATATTGTTGCTCGTTTGTCGTACTTCATGTTCGTATAACCTCTTATTTTATTTATTTTACTTCGCATGCACCTCCAGCGCAAGCTGCTTGATCTGTTAATGATGTATTATCGTCATACTCATGAACGGCAGAAAGATTAATGGAATGAAGGTGCTGAACCATATCGTCAAACATTTCTTTAGTACAATCCTCGAATGGAGCCTGTACATAAGTTCCTCCGTCATAAGGAAGAACTGAGATACCAGTGTAATTATCTTGATTCGCCCACATCCACTCTCCAACAGTTTCCCATTCTTCTTCTTTAAGAGAAATGGTGCAAGAGACGTTATGGAAGTTGTCGCCTGAACGATGACCAGTACGAACCCACTCCAGATTGAATTTCTTCACTCGCTCAAGAAGATCCATTGCGCTTTCATTTCGAAGGATGGCGCCTTCTGGTGATTTCTGCGGAATAGAAAGAACTGCTTCAAGGTGCGGCTTGAATACGCAGTCTTCTACTAGGGTTGGGAAGTTTTGTTTGATGTATCCATACATTGCTTCATTTTTACCAAGGCGCATGCGCCGAATGTAATGATCATTGTGCCAGGCATGAATACCAGAAGAAGAACCAACGACAAGCGAAGTGGTGCCGGAAGGTTTGATAGTGGTTGTTCTAGCAGCTGGATTGATTCCCAGTGTTTTAGCAAGATCTTCATTTGTTGTTTTAACACCTTCAGCAGCCTCGGCTAAGTTTAACGAAAGAACTGCTCCACTGGCAATACCTGTCTGACCGACGCCGATAAGTGCTTCGGCTTCGGTTGTTTCTCTCCATATATTTCTAAGATAATGGAAGTCAGTGTATCCAGCCTGCAGCGTACCGATGAATGCCGCAGCAGCAGAGCGACTATTTAGGTCTTCTTGATCAATAACGTCAGATACGTTAATTTCCGTCAGGTTACAGAACTGATATGGCTTGAGTGAAATCTCGGCGCAGGGATTAGTAAATAGATCACAATCATTTGTCCAGAAGAATCCTGGCTCGCCTGCACCAGATATTCTTACCAGATTCCATATATGATCGAATTGCTCTTGAGTCACTTCACCTCGCTTAAGAACAACGCTGTTATTCGCTCTTCCGCGTTGCGGTGCTGATTCCCACCATGCCGCAGATTTACAAGAAAGCATATCATAATCGTCGATGTCAAAGCCTGCTATCATAGCGGCGCGACGAATGCCGCCAGCAAGAACAGCATCAGCAATGAAACAGTTAACGTCGTGGACTTCGATTGGCTTGAGCTTACGTCCGATTGCGTTGTTGAGAACCTGACGAATTTGATCGAGGCAGATACGAAGTGGATCGGGACCAGGAGCCTTGCCGCCACTGGTGACAAGCAACGCACCTTTAGGGCGAATGTCGCGGAAATCGAACACAGGATCAGACTTTCCTGTTGTGTATGCCTTGACAAGAACCTTGACTGAATCAGCCCATCCTTCTATAGAATCACCAACAAGAAAACGTCTTGTCTTCTCAACCGGACCAACGATTGTGGGAAGGCGATCAACATGTCGCTTCTGTACTGAATATCCAACGCCAGTTCCTCCAAGAAGGAGGAACATCAGTTCAGCAAAAGCGAACGGATGTTCCATGGGCATATATGCGCAATTGAAAATGCGCGAGTTCGACAATTCGATGGGCATCCCAGCAAATTGCATAGAACGCATTGACGGAAGAACTTTTTTATTGTAGACGAAATTCTTATAGATGTTGCGAATCTGACTTTTTATCTTAGGGTATCTGCGAACGTGCATAGCCATGTTACGATCACAGAGTTCTTCCCAAGTTTCTCTACGTTGAATCTGGGGAATGAATTTAGCATACTTGTTGAATACGACGATGTCTGATAAAATAGACTGAGTTACATCCATTCTATTCTCCTTATTAGTTATTGTTGATTATTGATTCAATGTCGGGAGGAGAATAGGTTTCTGGCTTTTGCACTTTACCGTCAGCTCTCTTCAACACTTTTCCGTTTTCTGAAATCTTAGACATGTTGCTTCGCGCAACTTCATCCCAAACTTTTTGCTGAGGAATACCCAGCGTATGATTAAGACCCTGAATGACCCAAATCAAATCAGCGCAAGCATCAGCAATTTCTACGAGGTCACCCTTTAACCAACCACTAAGAAGCTCGCCGTATTCTTCGATAACCAGCTTCATGTATAGTTCGGCTTGCTTCTCATTCCATTCATTCAAACATGGCAAATCAATAACGGGCTGATTGCAAGCAATCATAAAATTCTTTACATCATCACGGGTGTTCATATTTAGCCTCCAACAAGCTCTTTTATCATGGGGAAAACGGGTTCTAATACCTTGGCGCACTCTTTGGCAATTTCCATATGCTCAAGCTGAGTTCCGTTCTTGCTTCTCAACTGACAGTAGTGCACCCATGAACGTAGGTTTCCAGCCATGTACATGCGAGAAGGAGTCAAGCCCTCGGGGAGAATGGCTCGCGCTTGTTCTTTGGCAATGCCGTTAGATACAGCCCACTTATATAGTTTCTTGGTGTTTCGAACAAGAGTCATTTGTTCCATTCTGAACGTTTCGGCTAGTTCTCTCTGCGTCGAATCTGTCATGTCAATGCCAACGGAGTTCTGCCTGTTCTTCTCGTCTTGTAGTCTGGCTTCGCGAACTTCAAATTCCATTTGAGTTGGATCGGCATAACGCTGAGAGAATTCTTGAAAAGAGAAACTGCGGTGACGAAGTATCTGTCGAGCAATGTCTCGAGTCGTATTGATCTCGAGCGTAGCATGAGTCGACTCCAAAGGTGACCAGTGCTTGTTGTTAATCAGATATCGAATCAGCTTTCCAGAGGTTTCTGTATTTTGTTGATTCGTCGGGTTCGACACACGAGCAAAGTATGCAGTCAATTCTTCCAACGTTCCCATTCCTGTTTCATTAAAAAAATCAGCCGTTGGTTGGCTGAAGCAAATCAATCGCACATTCATATTCTTCTCCATGCTGTAAGGTTAAGTTCGGCTTTTAGACCGGCGAATGCGTTTTCATCGACAATCTTTTCTATCTCTTCTGGCGAATACCCGCCCATCACCATATCATTTATATCCTTGTATGGGATGTTTTTCGGAAACATTGATATGGCATAACCTTCCTTGATTGCTCTATACATCTGCTTGATGTTGTTTGCATTTCTATCTTCGTTGTCATAGACCAAAACAATTCCATGCTTGCTGCCTCTCAGAGAGAATAGATAGTCGCCAGTTCCAATCAGATTAGAGTCACCGGAAGCGACGCAGTTAGGAAGGAAGAAACTATCAAACTGCCCTTCTACAACATAGATAGGCTTTTTCAAATCTACTCTTTCGAGTCCGAAGACTTTCTTCTCCTCACTAACCTTGACAGTGATGTATCGAAGTCGTGGATCATCTTTAACAAGAGATCTGCCCGCAACATTCGTAATGGTGCCGCTTCGGTTTCGATAGAATAGTACAAGTCTTGGGTCGTTATCAATGAGATCTTTTCCGTGATCAGAGAAATTCGAATCCATAAACGTCTTAAAGTCTTCAGCATAGTAGATGTCTCTCCAAAAGATCTCAGGAATCATCCTGTTTTGTATGTATTCGCGAGCTGGGTGTTTTCTGTCCAGCTTGTCGATAGAATCGAGGTTTATTTTTACTTGTTGATCAGAGAACTTCTGATGCGGCGATTGTCCGAAGAGAACGACGTTATTGGATTCTCTCGGTTGAGTTGTATTCTTGGATGTTTCACCATATCGCTCGAGGAGATAGGATTTGTATTGTCCAGGTTCAGTCTCTCGAAGGAACTTTGCGAACCCCATTGATACCTGACAGTTGTGACACATGTAGAAGTAACTGTCTGCCTTGCGGAAGACATACCCTCGCGCCTTTGTCTTGTTGGTTGTAGAATCTCCGCAGAAGTTACAGGAGAAGTTGTATAGATCATTCCCCTTGTCTTTGAAATTTCTCAACTTCGAAGAGACAAGGAGAAGATATTTTCGGTCGATGAAAACTGTCATAATGAAAACTCAAATCACATAGTCATATTATACCTCAAGACGAGGTGAAAGTAAACTGGTTATCTTTCGTCTAGTTTGAAATTCAAAGATCGGCGTTTGCCTCCAGACATACCTTTTGGTTTTGCAACTCGGATTTTTGGTCCTTGGAAGTTGATTTCGCTGGTAGGTTTAACAGAAGCCCCTTTACCACCGTATGACGATTTTACAAGATATGACGCCGTATATGGAGAGTCCTTTCCAAACTTACCTTCACCAGTTGCTGCTTCTTTTCTAAGATAATGATTCATTGCTGGATGTTCTTCGTGTATTGCATCCATATGAGCTTGGGCTTTCTTAACAAGTCCATCTAACTGCGATTCTTTAGCAGTTCTTGCAGCTTCCGCATGCTTACTTGCCTGCTCGACGTGTGTCATTATTTCTGCATGTAATTTATTTTTCTGTTTTTCGGACAATCCAGAATACCTTGGATGTTCGGCTATCATTTGTCTTGCCGCATAATCATGGACTGCAGACATTTCTTCAGGACCGGCAGACATTAATTGCGATCCAACTCCCTTCTTCAAAGAAACGCGAATACCTTTTGCCTTTTTAGAGTTTGGATTTACGATCGCAATATCAGTCTTAGAAGTCGCTCCCTGAGTGGCATTATGCTTTCTCCAGGTTTCTGATAACTCTCCCCTGCCGCCGCCAGTCACTGTAGCGATATGTCCTTCTCGAATAGCGCGGCTGAAGTGCGGGTGAGTCGCTAATGCATGAACTGTGTGTACAGCGTTGTCTAATTCGTCGTGATAAGATTGCTTATGATCTTCAGTTTTTCTTCCGCCAACGAATCCGGAGTCTTCGGCGTTATTGAAATGTAATGGATGAGATTTATCTGTTTTCGCTTTTTGCAACTCAAGGAGCATCGCTGCTTTGTCCTGAGATATCCCTGCGCTTGTCATATGATTCCATATCTTGGCGTGCGCGTGTTCATCATTGTATTTGGCTTGCTTGGCTTTTGGTTTGTTTATCTTAGAGAAAGGAACCGAATATCTTTTCTTTCCACCATTGGAAACTATTGCATGATGTTTTCCTGCGTCGTCAACTTCATATCCATGAACCGTCAAATTGGTACCAGCCTTCAGCTCTCCATGATTCGATTTTAGAGTATGTGTTTCGTGTTGACCAATAAAAGGTTCGATGTACTTTTTGGCGTGCCTTGAAGCGTCTGCTCCACTACTCTTTAGTGTTGCCTCGGACAATAAAGCCGAATATTGTTTGAAATTAAGCATCATACGGTTCCCGAATGTTTCCAGTATTTATAAATCAGCAGTTCCAACGGCGAAGCGACATGGCTTTTCTAGTCGGTCTTCCTTTTTCATCCTTCATTGGACCCTTGACTCCACTCATTCTGGCGCAGAAGGACTTGCGTCTGTTGGCTGATTTACTTCCCGCCTTGAGCTTAGAAGGAGGAGTCGTAACAGCCGTGCTCAGTTTTGATCCTGGGTTGGCTCGCCGATGCGCCATGACGCCTTTTCTAGTCAGACCAGCGCCAGATTCCGTTGATCTTTTATGACCTGCAGAGTCTGCTCCGCGTTCGAGAACAAGTTCTTCTTCTAGGAATTGCTTAAATGATAACATCGTTGATTTCCTTCTTATGTTAATCTTCTGTCCAAATTGCTGCTAATATTGCGTGGGACATCACAGCAGTGCTTGATACTGCAAATGATACAACTCCACCAGGAGGTATAGATATTGCCAAATCTTCTAGCGATATAGTATTTTCACCATTGATTCCAACAGTAAATATTGCTAGGGGTGCAATATTTGCAATGTTGAAAGTTGTTGTTGTCGTAGATTTAGTGGCACATCCATTCGGGAATGTTGCGTATATTAGAGAGGCATTCGGTAGTTCGTCTCCTAAAATATATACAATCACCGGGTCGGTCGACCGGATGGCAAAAGAGAGTTTCTTTAAACTTACGCTTAATGCATTTAGTTTTTTCGCGAATGTATACGAATTGCGCAAACTCAATATATGGTGTACATCATCTTTCGCCAAAGAAACTGCGCTAGAACTTATTGCTTTTGTTGCTCTTGTTACGTTTACTATTCCTTCGATGCCCATCATCATAGATGCGCCAGTAACTGTTAAATTTGCCGTATTTCCTTTATTTGTAGCAGAATATCCTATTCTAAAAGTGGGAATCAAGATATGAGGTAGAACATTTTTATTCGTATAATGTATTTCATGGAAGTTCATAAATTCACCGGTGACATCATTTTCTATTCCAAAGGCAATCATCCCCACGCCGAGCCATCTGAACTTGATTTGATAGACGTTTAATTTATCATGATCGAGTACCATTCCGCTTGGGTTCGGTCCCATAAGTCCAGTGACAGTATTTGCGGCGCCAAGGCAATCAATATTCCAATCGCATTGTTTAGTCCAAAATTCTGTTTGCGCGGCTCCAGCCTGAATCACGGAAAAAGATCCAATAGCATTTCCGGAACTAGAGAAAGAAAAAGTTCCTGGAGTTGTTTTTGTGTCGTCGTTTCTGAAAACGACATAGTTGTCTATTTGCTCGACCTGCCAACCGGAATATCCTCCAACCCTATCGGATATTTCATGAGCAGCAATAATTGCAGTTCCTGAAGCGAGAGTTACCGTGAATGCAATACCATCTAAAGTTATAGTTGCTGTTTGGGTTCCAGTCGGAGCCGTTGTAATAGAAAGTTTATAAATTGAAACCTTACCACCAGTTCCCCTGACGACGCCAAAACTATCGCCATCATAACCAACACAAAGCGCGTTTTCTGTGTCTGTAAACCCAGCCTGTTGAGTAGAATTGGCGACACCAGTAGTAAATGCTGCAGTAAATCTTGCAAGAGCTCCCTGACCGGGACGATACTTCATAAATTTGCGAGAAAGTAAAACGGCATCTCCATTTGCACTGGTTCCGCTTTGCACTTTAAACAAATTAGAATATAAGTCTGTGTTTGCCGATGCCCCAGCACCAACAGCACTGGTTAAAAAATTGAAATCGTTTAGTCCATAAATCGCATCTAATTGAACAATTGGAGTTATTGATATTGTAGAGAGTTCCCCGAATGCGCTAGTTCCTGTTGCACCAAGATCCAATTTAACTGAACCATTGACTGCAGATATTACTGAAGTTACTGGAAACGGATTTGTCGTTGTTACGGCAACGTTGTTATTCTGTACATTTACATTCTTGTTATACAAATATGACATTAGATAATTCTCCATCCATCTCTAAAGATGAGATCTATTGCACCGTTATTTAGTTGAAGTATGGCTCCGCCAGCATCATTGTCTATTGTTCCGACTATTGTTATCGGATTATTCTCGCAATTGCCCGATTCGTCTTTGACTATTAAATTTCGTCCAGATACTCCAACAGCAGGCAAAGTAACTGTGACTGGACCAGCATAGTTGACGCCGATGTAGTAGTCGCCTGATTGTACTGTATATGTCGGAGAAGTGACATAGGTTGTATTGTACAAAACTTCATTGGTATTGACTTCGTCCATGTAGAACATTCCGTTGTTCCAAGTCATGTACTTGCCAACACCAACGGAAGAATGTATTAAGTCAGACATATCGCGGATCAGAACAGAACCACCGCCACCAGATCCCCATGCTATGGTAGAATAACGTTTCTGTATTTCTTCCAACTGCCGACGAATGAATTTAAGCTCAATGTCGTTTGAGGTTTCTTTCAGAGTCGGATTCGCCGATGGTTTGAACTTTGATATTGCTTCTACAGATTTAGATACAAGATCATAGGTTGTAGGAGCTTCCTCTGGAAGAAATTCTTGTACGATGACTTCTGGTTCTTTCTCTAATGCAACTTCTTCAACTGCAGCCGTATCGCACGATCCGCAACATTCAGGAGTTCCGCATTGTGTGTGTATTTGTTCTACGATGATTTCTTTCTGTTGCGGAAAGAGCTTCGCAGTTAGTTCCTCTTCAAGGCGAATGGACTCTAGCAGAGCATGGTCAACTGGCTGACCCAAAGCCTGCATCATCGAGACAAGAAGTTTCTTCTCAGCTAAATTCTTCATAGATGCACGGGTTCGCCTTTCCATAGTTACGAAGCATTATGCCGGCTTCGCTGTTTGCTTCATTCTCAAACGTGCTGCCAGTTTCCCCTGCCATCTCGACTCCATCGAAACGACCATCTACATCTTGTTTGTGATGAACAAGCTCATGAGCCAAAGTTCTCAAGCAATCGGCAAGATGCCTTCCTCCAACATTTAAGTCAATTCTATTTCGACCGGGATAGTATCCGCCGAAGCTGGTGTTCTCTTGAGCAACTTTCTTATCATCTACGATATTGATGTGCGGCGGTTCGTCTAGACCTAAGTGCTTGCATGCGAAGGCAACGAAAGTGTTGATCTTCTGATCGCGCTCTTGTTCAGCCAAATGTTGCTTAAATGATTTCATGGGAAAAGATTTGTTACTCTAGAAATCAACCATCCAATAACAACAGAAGCTCCCATTACCATCCAGCGCCATTTATCTAGATCGTCTATTTTCTTTCTTTCTACTTCGTGTTGTCTTTTCATGTCTTCTCTCATGGAATGGATTTCGTCCATTATTTTGGTTTCTACATCCGTTATTTTACTATACACGTCCTTTAGGTCGTGATTGGTTTCATTTCTTCTGTCTTCCATTAACTTCTGGACCTTGTCTAGTGTGTCATCAAATTTGCTATAGATGATGTTGAAGAATGATATTTTTTCCTTCATTGCACTAACTTCTATTTCAAGTCTACTCAACTTGGCGTCATACATACGACGATCATAATCTGATTGAATGTTGGTGGTTGGGAGGTTATCCATTGCTTTTCTCCATCAGATCCTTCTGTTCACGAATCCATTTCTGTAAGGCTTTCAATTGTTCGGCTGTTTCGTGACAGGTGCCGTAGTTTTCGACGATTCCTCCGAGGGCTTCAGAGGTGTTAATTCCGCTGGGGGTTCCATCAGCAGCTTGGGAGGCATCGGCATGTATGCCGTTCGCACTTGAATTGTGGATTGACACCCAGCCATTAGGAAGATCGCAAACAGTCCGAATAGGAATTTCATCGATGAGACCCGCATTTCTTTCTCTCCATTTCGTTATGTAAACCTTCTTTTCCAGATACTCAGTTACTACTTGAATGTCTACCTTGTTCTTCTTTATCAGAAGTTCATTGAACTTGCGTTCGCTGTCAGCAGCAAACTTTGCTTTCTCCAGCTCATATTTATTCTCAGCATGAGAGTATCCCTTAACATAACCGAATCCAGCAACGGAAATTATAAGAAGAACTACTGCAAGGATTCTGTAGGGGAGTGGAACTACTGCGCCGAGAAATGGAATCATTCTTGCTTATCCTCTTCTGGTTCAGTTTTACTTTTTAGATTAAGTGCCGCGCCACCTGCAGCAAGCAGAGTGGAAAGACCAGCTCCATAAGCAATATAGTCTGTCGGCTTATCCATGTAAAGACCAAGGAAAGCGAACGCAATGAAACTCAAAACAGAAAGTAACCAAATCACTCGACCAATATCAAGGCTCTTGTTGTCTTTACCTGTGAATAGAGTTACCCATAGACTTCTCATTGCGGCTTCTTCCTTCTAAACATGTTTGATTTTTTCTTCAGCTGCGCGGCATAGTTTGTTGTCGGATCGGTGATTGAAGGAACAGCTCCACCGGCAACGGAAACTGCAGGAGCTTCCTCTTTCTTCAAGAGATCGGCATACTTTGCGCGCAGCTCTGCGTTTCTGTCGGCTAATTCTTTGTTTTTCTTTTCACTAGCAGCCATGTCATAGCCACCTCTCTTGAGGTTCCTGGCTAGTTTTTCTGCTGTTGATAATTTTTTGGTGGCTTCTTGCATATTAAAAAATGCTTTTGTGGTAGACGTCTTACTCAGTTTATTTTTGAGATCTTTGGTGTGGAGTTCTGATTTTTTTATTGAGTCTTTCAATTTCGCTTTCTTTTCCCTTTCTTTCGTAACTCTATCAACAGCGCCGCCCTTTTTTGTTACTGCTCTGTACGCTAACGCGCCAGCAGCTGCACCCAACGCTAATGTACCAAGCAATTCATTGAGTTTCTTTTTGGTTCTATCGTGTTCACCTGTTGGTGTCGTATTCAGAGCATGAGAAATGTGAGGCTCGCGCCGGTGAGTTGCAGTGTGTCTGCTTGGATACTTCTTGCCAGAACCCAGATGAATTGACTGTTCTTTTATGAATTGTCTAAATGTCTTAAACATGTAACAACCTCTTGGTTTAACGATATGTCCGAAGACAATATATCTCTCTCATCAATGCCATAGATCACATCCGGCATAAAGTTTAGCAATATCAAGAAAGGTTTCAGCAACGGGTAATGTTCTTCCTTTAGATGAAAGAACATCAACCTAGTTGCACCTTCCGAACCGAATACGTTGTAGATAATAACGATATGATTTAGAATCAATCTTACGTTTAGTTCATTAGCATTCAAATACTTCGTAAACGATTTCTTCAACAGAAAGATTCGGCTGTAATCCTCTTGAAACTCTGACATGACACAATTTGGTGTATCATAACACTTTATTGCATACAGCAGTAAGTTTTCATCATTTAGATTATCGAACATTAATCGTCAGCCGAATGTCTCACTCTCGTTAGAAAATCATCTGTGTTCTCATAATCTTCCAACGCATCAATTCCATCCTGCACATCAATTATATCTTCTTCTTCTAACAATTGAGCGTACACGGTATAACCAACAACCTCATGATCCAGAACAACATAAAGAAACAGATCTTCTTCTCCTTCAATCTGGAATATCGTGTCCTCTTCAGAATCAATGCCACCGGGGAAACTTATTCCGTGGTGAGAAAAGATCCCAGAGATCGTAGAATCAATCGCATCTATTGAATGGAAGTGTCTATCTGACAACTCATCCAACTTTGCGTTGATGGCTTCTACTACACCATAGTCTACTTCTTCGTTCATGTTCCACCTATTCCACGTTTGTTCCCAAGGTTATCGAGGGCTGTAGGATTGATTGTAATTTTTGGTACGGGAGATCCTGTGGCAGTTTTTCCGTTCGCTTTGTTGGTTCCTTGCTTGTCAACAGCTTTACGAATCACTTCGCGAATGATGTTTTTGGATTCGTTGACTCGAATCATTGTGTTGGGTTGGCTGTGATCTCGAATTTCTATTTTATGCTTTTGCCCTGCTTTTTTGTGTTGATAGGCAAGTTCATGAGCGTGCTCGCTTGCATCATCATACGAAGTCGGACCATGGAATTCTTTTACTTTCTCCCCATTAACGTGCACATGTGCCCAGCTAGACTTATCGCCATATGGGAATTTTTTATCGGAGTTAGGCTCAGGACCATCATGACCCCAATCGTCTTCGCGGCTTCCATATCTTTTAGGACCAAATTGTCCGCCAGAAGAAGACTCCGCAACTTTCTTTCTTTGGGCAGGAGTTAGATGCTTTTCATTCATCTGATCTCCCAGATGTTCTTCAGCAGCATGAGAGACTTGTTTGTGCATCCAATCGCTTGGCATTCCATGCATCTTGGCTAGTTTCTCACCTACTTGACGGAGCTTACCAGCTAGGTGCTCTGCTCCACCAATTTTCTTGTACTTGGCAATATGTGGTTTGATGTGATCATCGATGTCCATTGCGATTTCGCTCATTCTTCCTTCATCCATCTGCTCAACTTCTTCTCTGGCTAACTTTGAAGCTGCTGTTGTAACACCTTTCTGGCGCTTTCCCATACGAGCAAGCATTTCTTTTTCTTCTTTACTTTTACGTTCTGCTGCACCTACTGATATTCCTGCGAACCCTCTGTCTCTACTAGCAGCACCAATATATGCAGCCAGAGTAGATTTCTTGAGCTCATCCATCTGCTCTACTTCTTCTTTTTTCAACGCCACTTTAAGTGCTTTGTTGGACTGTTTATTAAACATTTTGAGCCTTGATTTTCCCATCGGAGGTTTCGTTGCACGATCGCCCCATTCATCATCATCGTGTCGTAAATGCTTCTTACGCACTGCATCGAGGTAGCTCATGCGAGTAGCCTGACTTATCTCATCCATCTGCTCGGCTTCTTCTTTCTTGAGCTCTCTTCTTCCATATTTTAGTGATGGCAGAACCGATGGATGTAGCTTCTTTTGAATTATAGAAGAAACATAGGCATTTTTCTTAGCCTTATTTTCTTGATTGCCTTCATCCATCTGCTCATATTCTTCTTTGAAGACTGGAACTATCGAATGTGCATAAGATCCATATTTGTTGTCATGCCTATCCCTTGCACTTCTTGCTTTTTTCATTGTCGTTGCCGTTCCAACGACTCTTTTAGAATCTCTATGAACAATATTATAGTGAGAAGGATCCTGCTGCGTTTCTTCTTTGGCAAGTTTATCGACTGCTTTTTCTATACCCCTGTTTCTTTTTGCGTATCTTTTGCCATGGAATTCTGCATTAGCAATATCCTTGGTGGTTGCAGCTGTCATCAAGGAAGTGGCTAATTGCGAAGCCGCTTTCTTAACATAAGACCCGAGAGTTTTTTTCGATATCTCATCCATCTGCTCGGCTTCTTCGTTCATCTCTGGGTTATAAGTATTCTTGAACTTCTTGAATCTTGATGTGATATTGCTATCTGATGGTTGGTCTGCAATGTGACGACCATGAGTAGAATCTAGGAAATGTTTAACCATCTTATTTGGTTTCTCGACATCGCTCAGATGCCCAGCAGCACCAACAAGCCGTTTAACTTTGGTATGCATCGATGAATATTGTTTATCTCCACCGTCGACATTACCATGATATCCCTTTCCATATCCAGTATTATCAGAAGTCGCAGCTTCGCCCATAGTATCTTTATGGAACTTAACTCTCGGATCATCCTTCTTCAATTTCTTAGGAACACGTTGACCATATTTGTTTTTCGTATCATCTTTATCAGTAAAGTCGGAGAATGATACTACTGGCGTGCCTTTGAGGTTATTGGCTTCTTCTTTCATTTTTGACAACCTATTCTTGAATTTTT